CGCCCTGGAGCCGGTCGAGTCTTGTCGGATCCTCCAGCGGACCGTCTGCCCGTCGACCCCGTTGGTGGGATTCGCGAGCGTCGCATTTTCGGCGAGCGTGACCTCGAAGATGTCGGCGTCGCTGGCGTTTGTCGTGATGGTCGATCCGCTGGCTAGTGAGGCAACCTGCGGGGCGGCACCGCCACCGCTGCCGCTCCCCGGCGAGTATGAGATGTAGATTGGCATTCGCTGACCTTTCAGAAGGCTTGGACCGAGAGCGTGGTGCTGCCGCTGCCGACGATCGCCGTCACCCGGCCGTGGAACAACTCCTTCTGCATGTCCTGGTCGCAGAGGATCGACGCCCCGGCTGGCAGCGGAATTCCGGTGCTGGTCGTCACGGGCGTGGAGTCCGGGACCAGCTTGAGATAGGCGGTCGCAGTGCCGTTGTTCCCAAGGGCGATGAACGAGTAGGGCTTGCCAACCGGCACCGGAAGGACCTCGGTCTCCGTCGTGCCCACCGAAACGCTCGCGATCATTTGCTCTCCTTGCCGCCCGTCAGGGCGTGTTGAATCTCACGCTGGCCGGCGGCCAACTCCTTCAGGGTCTCCGACTGCTGGTCCTGGGTCTTTCCAAGCTCGTGGAGAGTCTGGGACGTCGACTCCAGGAACTGCGTGTGGCTCTCGACCATTGGAACGATTACGGTCTGGTGAACCGAAGTTGCGACGTCCCTGGCCATCCACAAAACGGCCGCCAGAATCACGACCGGGACCCCGAAACGCTCGGCGACCCTCAGGGAGAAATCCAAAATGCTCTGCTTCGTTTCGTCTGTCACTTCCAGCGGCCCTCCTTCCAGGCCCTCATTAAGACCGCGTTCTGCGGCGATCGGAAATACCAGTCCAACAGCTTGCTGAGGATGAGTTGCAGGACCGGGCTCAAGAGAATCCAGAACAGTGGCCCGAATGCCTTCTCGTCAGACGACTCGCGAATCAGGACGTAGCCCCGCTTCGAGTTCTGGCCCCAGGCCGCCAGCACGACGTCCTTCCCGTGCTGGTTGCCCGCGACATGCCGGAGCAGGTCGACCGGAGCCTGATCGATTGCAACCTCGATGAGGTCGTCCACGCGAGACCTGCCGACGAGGTGCCTCCTGACCAGTGGCAACTCTCTCCATATCTGGTCACGCACGTCCCTGGGCGTCATGGCTTCCCCTGCTTGCAAGGGCACGAGTCCGGGCACGGGCAGGCCACCCAGGACTGGTTGTCTCCGCTGCGGACCCGCCCGGTGCCGCCGCATTTCCCGCAGCATTTCTCCTCCGGCGACGGGGCCGGGGAGTTCTTCGCCTTGACCGCCGCAAAGGCGGCATCGGCGAAACACTCACACAGGGCTGCGTCCGGCTCCTGGGCGGGGCGACCGCAGCCGGCGATCAAGAGCAACGCGAGACACGCGACTCGAATCACAGGATGCCTCCAGTCCAGCGGGGCAGCTTGCGGGCCGGAAAGCCCTGATATCCAGACAATGCGTAGCTGTCACGCTGGCGGAGCATCGAGTTGACGGTGGCGGCGTCGACCCAGAACGTGCATCCGGCGAATGCCGGGTGCATCTCTTTCCCGGGCACGCCCGAGTAGTGAGGGCCCGAGTTGCTCCTCGGACCCCAGGACTGCCAGTAGAGCGCTCCAGGACGCTTGCCCATTCTTTTTCCGATGAAGCAGGTGCAGTGGGCCCACCCGGCATTGTTGGGCCGGCAGAATCCGTCCTCGTCCCTCTTGAAAACGAAGCCCTGAACGCTTGCCTGGGCGACCGGGTAACCGTTCGAGATCGCCTTGCAGAGTTGCTCGAAGTTCTCGACGAGCGTGGCGGTCTGGACGACCCGCTGCTTCGCGAACGGCTCAAGCTCGTCAGGGAGCCCCGACGATCCCCACTGCTTCTCCCGGGTTCCGGAGTATTCGGTGAATTTGGTGCCGTTGTAGTCGACGTCGTAGTGAAGGCAGCCCCACTTGGTCACGGCCTCGGCGGCGGCGGCCCCATAGCTCCCGTCGCCCCCGTAGTTTCGCTTCAGCCCCCTGGCCTCGCATCGCGACAACGCATAAATCGACGCTTCCAGGCATCGGCCCGGCCAGTCCTCGGGCTCGCCGTGGACGACGATCTCCGTGCAGGACAGGGCGTCGACGCATCCTGCGAACCCATGCCCGACGCACGAGCCGATGGCCTGGGCTACCCGCGAGTAGCTGGGCCTGACTCGAATGATGGCAGGCCAGAGGACAACGTCGGCGTTGTCGTTCGCCTTGAGGTCCGGGCCAGCCTCGGCCAGAGTTGGCCACCGGAGGCTAGAGACGTACTTCTCAGCGGCCTTCGGGTTCGGGACGTATCCCGTAGGCCTGAGGATCGCGGCCATTTACGCGTCCTTTCCAAGCCCCGCCCATGCGATTGCCCGGTAGAGATCGGCAGCGCGTCGCCGCAGTTCCGGGGTGATCTGACGCGAGTCCTCCGAGACGCAAGAGTTCAACGCGGAGTCGATGGCCTCGGCCAGTCTCGGGTACTTCTCCGGGGAGTTGTCGGCCATCCCCTTCCAGATGAATGCCAACACGGCGACATGGACGGCCCGGAGTCCGTCCGTGCTCGTGATGGTCGGCTCGTCGACGATCCCGTCGGCCTCGACCACCCGGGCGCAGTTCAGGTAGATGTTCTGAAGCCAAAGCCGGTCGATCGCATTCATGCTCGACACGACCTTGACGATGGGCTGGACCGTGGCCTTCATGTCGCTGGATGGCTCCGGAATGGCGTAGACGGCGACGCTGCGGGGCTTGACCTCGGGGACCCCGAAAAACGCCACAGCCAGGAGGAGTGCCGCCACAGCGGTGCGGTATTTCACGCGTCCGGCTCCGAAGGCTGGAGCATCACGTCGATCAGTTGCTGGCACAGTTCGACACCACGGGAGTTGCCGGCCGACTTCAGTCGGCTGGCAATCTCCAGGACCGTGTGGGCGTCCACGAGCGTGTCCGGCGTCTTGGCCGCCGGTCGCGACGGGAGCCTGACCGAGCGGGCGGCTGCCACCAGCCAGGGGCCCGCCACGACAGCAACCGCCGCCACCAGGGCGGCAACGCGAACCAGGACCGCATAGTCCGCCATCACTTAACCCCTTCGTTGATCTTCGCCATGACCCACCGCAGGAGAGACTCGCCCTGCGGGGACCGCAGGATGGCGGTCAGGTGGCCGACAAGCTCATCGTCGACCTTGGTCTGGGTCTTCGAGGCCACCCACTCGCAGGCGTCGGCGACCACGACCGCCTTCGCATGGTGGTCTGGGGTCGCCAGAACCGCCTGGACGAACGTGACGACCGGATACCACTCCTGGACCAGACGGATCTTGTCCCAGACCGAAAGGTTGCTCGCGCCGTACTCGGGCATAAAACTGCGTCCTTGCTGTCGCCTGCCTACCTGCAAGCTACCACCGGACTGCAATCAACCCGAAGAGTCGATCAACCCTTCGAGGAACCCGGTCGCGTCGCCCTGGACCTCGAAAATCACGTCCGGGTACACGCGGGTCTCGACCGGATCCGGCTCGGGCTTCCACCCGACCCGCCTTCGGGCACGCTCCTCCTCGCTCCAGCCTGCCTGAAACTCCAGGCACTTTTGCCGGATTTCCTCCTCGGAGGGCAGGTAGGCGACCCGCTTTCCGGACTTGGAGCCGTGCCAGCTTTCTCGTGGGGGGAGCTTCAGGCTGCGTCGCGTGGCGTCGCAGCGGTCAGCCGTGATCCTCAGAGTCTCTGCGATGATCCGGGTCGGCGTCCCTGCCAACCACATCTTCGTGAACGTCGCCGTGCAGACGACGACCTTCACTCTCTTTCCGCTCATTCGGAACCCAAAAGGAAACAACCCGACTCGACGGGTTTAGGTACAGGTCCCCCCCCAGCGACCTATGAAAAGGAACGTGTTCACAATCCCCTCCTCGGTACTCGCCCCCGACGAAGTCCGCTCCCCGGTAGACGGCAAGCTGGCCGAACGCCGAGTTCACTCGGATCGGCCGAGAACCCACCGGCGGATGCCAGAGATGGAACCAGAGCATGTCCTGCCGCTCCTTCCACCACGTCCACCTGAACGCCCAGCCGTCGTAGTGGCACAGAGTCGGCTGCTGCCACACAGGCGGCCCCCACTCGCACCACGAGTAGCTCGCCATGCCCGAGGCGTTCGAGTAGTCGTCGAAGTCTTCGAGGTGGCCGATCGTGTTGGCGATTCCGTCGACACTGAATCCGCCCCACGGGTCTGTGTCGAACACGACGACGTAGTCGGCGGACGTGTTCTCGGCCACCCAGAGCCGGCACTGGTTGCGGTACTCGGCCAGAGCGATCGTCCGCTCAGCGGCCTTCGAGAAGTTGAGGTGTGGCCTGCCGTTGTCCCGCAGTGAGATAAACCGGTTGCCGTCTCCTTGCTTGCTCCAGTGTGTCAACCACTCCTTCGTGTCGTCGGCAGAGTCGTTCTCGTAGATGAAGGTGCAGGACTCGCGGAACATCTGGCCCGCCTGCTCGACACGGTCCAGCGTGAACGGCAGGAACGGCATCGCATTGCGGCAGATGGCCACGAAGGCCACCGATCTTCGCTTGGCCGCCTCTCGCCCCAGGGCCACACGCCGGGCGTACTCTTCGGCGAACTCTGGGTCCGGGGGAAGGATCAGGTCGACGTCGTGGCTGCGGAGGTCTTCGAGGCTCAGTTGGATCTGCATACTTCAGCGTTTTCGTATCCGCCCCCGGTCCAGTCGTGGCAGAAGACTCGGCCTGTCAGGTGTGTCGTGGTGAGTTCCGGATACCCGTACCTGCCTCCCAAGATCGGACGATCCGCCCGAGACCGGTCGGCGTGGTGGTGCCAAGTCCGGATCGAGAGTGCTGGATCTGACACGCGGAGCCCTTGCGACACCGCCCAGCCGGCAATCACCTGATCGCAGCCGACGTCACCCAGCGGGATCGACAGTTCGACCTCCGGCAGCCCGCCGGCTCGGAAGATCCAGGAGTCCTGGGAGCCAGAGAAGAGCAGGTCGTCGATGACGTGCCCGATCATCCTCGGCCCCGAGGGCGACTCCCACCTCGTGAGCGAGATCAGGTCGCAGCGATCGAGCACACCCTCGGCAAGCTCGATCGTCTCGTCGAACAGGATGTCTGAGTTGGCCACCACACACACGTCGCCGGGGCTCGCCTGATTGCGGCAGATGGAGGCCAGTTCGCCGAACGTCCACCGCGTCGAGTTGCCGTCGAGTGCAATGACGCGATCGAAGATTCGCGAGTTCCCCTCGATACACCGGGCGATCTCGCCGTCTCTCTCGGGCTGTCCAGTCTCGTAGCTCTGGACGACGAGGATCACGTTCCGATGGCCCAGCAGTGGCCGGGGTGGCCTGGGAATGGGTGCGGCAGACGGCGGACGCTCTTCCCGAGTCTCTGCAACTCGACAGCCACCGCGTCGAAAGTGTCGTGACACTCGACCAGAAACACGGCGTGCTTCCAGCTATCGAGCCGCTTGCACCCACGCAGGGCGGCGACCTCGCCGCCCTCGATGTCGATCTTCACGAAGTCGGCTCCGGCAGGGAGTAGCTGGTCGAGTGTGACCACCTGCACGTCCGTCGTGGCGACGGGCTCTATCTTGGCGCCGCCTTCGCCGCCGATCGGATGCGAGGGCAGGAGCGAGTTGTGGCCCGGGGACTCGTGCAGGAAGAACTCCGCCTCGCCGGGCTCCTCGCCCACCGCGACCCTCTCGACGGTCACGTTCGGGAGGTCCGGGATCTGGTTGTAGGCCCGGGGGTCAGGCTCCGCTGCCACGACGGCCTGGAACTCTGTCGACATTGCCTCGGACCACGATCCGACGTTGGCGCCGATGTCGGCCGCCAGGGCCCGCCTCTTGGGCAGAGCTTCCGAGACGGCGAACGAGAGCCAGTATTCAGGGCATTTCATTTCAGGCCTTTGCCCTTCCGGCGAGAGGAGGAGTCCACGCGACGGCTCCCACGAACCGCTTTTCCATTTCCTGCTCGGTCCACCTTGACCGAACCTCTGCTGCCCTCTCCCTGATTTCTTCGGGGCTTGGCCTGTTTTCCTTTGCCCACGGCTTTGGGCCCAGCTTGAACCCCTTCGCCAGATCCCACACTTGGTTGACGGTGATCTCGTACTCCTTCGCGATCTCCACCGTCTCCTGAGTCTCCCAGAGAATCGCGAACTCTGACCTGCGAATCGTCTTCACGAAAAAAGCTCCTCAGCCAGTTGAGCATGTGATTCCTCGGATCTCCCGATGGCCCGTCGCCCCCGACCGCCTACCCAGCGATCGGGAGCAACGGAACCACCGGAGGGGACGATCAGGGTGCGAACTGCTGCACCCAGTAATGGCGGCCGTCGGGGCCGACGAACCCGGCCACGCCGACTCGACGGTGGGACCTGTTGAGAATGTTGGCACGGTGGCCCGACGAGGCCATCCACGAGGCCACGGCGTCGAACCCGTCAGGCTGGCCGGAGGCGACGTTCTCGGCCACGCCCTGCGAGTGGTAGAGCGATCCAGACTGAGCCAGACGACGGGCATGCCGGCGAGCCGCCGCCATGAGCCGGCAGTCGACCACGAGGCCCGGGAGTCCGATCCTGGCCCTGGCCGAATTCGTCTCAGACAGCACGATCGACTCGGCCTCGTTGAGGGCCGTGCAGGTCTCGGCCGCCGTGGCCGTGAGCGAAAGACACAGAAAGAGAACCAAGCTTCTCATGTCGTCGTTCCTCCTTGAACTAGGACCCACTCATCCCCGCGAAGTTCGTAAAGGCGAACGTCACGGCAGCCGACACTCTCGGCAAGCTTCACGCACTCTGGCTCGAAGACGGCCACACACTCTCGCGGATCAATGCGACCGTCCGCCACGAGCAGGGCAGCGGCGGCCCTGGCAATACCCCGGCGACGCATGTCGCTGCGGGTGTAGCACTCCAGGGTCTGCAAGCCCTCCCAGCGGTCTGTGTTCGCCCAGCCGGCAACCCTGGCCTCGGCGTTCCTGACGATCGCGACGGGACGCGAGGAACGCCCCCCAGCGACTTCGGCCTGGAAGTCGGATCCCGAGTTGGACAGCAGGCTGACGATCTCCTGCGAATCCAGCGGCGAGAGGCTGGCGACGTTGGTGACGATGGCATCCATGCGACGAAAGAATGTACTCGTATCCGTCCTTTTGTCAAGCCGTCCTGGTGGCGACGAACAGCGGTCCGTGCTCCCCGACGTAGGCCGAGAGCGTGTTGAAGCACAGATACTCCCTCGCGTCCTCGTCCGACATGCCGTGCGAGCCCATGAGGATCCGGACGCACTTCTCGTAGTCGTAGACCACGACCTGGGCGTGATGCTGGTTGAGGCTGTACCCAATCACGGCGTCCTCGAACCCGTCGGCCAGCAGGGCCTCGGGGTTCAGGTCGGCGATTTCCTCTCGCCACCAGCGGGCACCTTCACCAACTTCCATGTGATTCTCCCGTCCTGGACCACGAGCCTTTTCTGACACTTGACGATCGGCTGATTCTTCGGATCCGGAGGCCACGGCCTCGACGTCATGCAACCCACGGGTCATCTCCTTAGTGTGTCCAGACTATGCAGGGCATCCCGGGGGACGAAGTACGCTGGCGTCCGCCCGCCGTGAGCCTGCTCATACTCCGGCCTCTTGGCGTCCGCTGCCTTGATCCAGCCATGCACCGTGTAGTGCGGACACCTGCCGGTCACGAGCAGAAAGGTCGAGTCGTCGGAGTCCGATGGCCTCACGATCAGGTCGTAGTGGTCCTGGCTCCGAGTTCGGACCTGGAGCCCGGGGAGGTCGTCTCGCGAGAACGAGTTGATGCTGCCGTCCCAGTAGATGCCGAGGGCCTTGGCCGCCGCCATCTCGCCGCAGGCGCCCTCGATGTGCTCGCTCCAGCCGGCAGTCTTCAGGCCGTGGGCGTCCTGGAGGCCGGCCTTGATGCTGGCGAGATGCCGCATCCGGCCGACGTCCGAGCCCATTGCCGCCTCATGCCACGCCAGTGTGATCTTCATCGTCGAGAATCCTTTCTGCCTCGGCCCTGCTCGTCACAACCTCGGCCCTCGCGCCGCCTATCGTCCGGATCTCGTGAATCCTCTGCTCCTGGAGCGGAGAGGGCTTCTTCCCAGGCTGCTTGACCTCCAGGAAAACCGCCCGGCCTGACTTCACGGCGAGGAGGTCCGGGATCCCGGCCGTCTGCATCGGTCCTCCGGCGATCTTGAACGTCCACCAGCCGCGAGACTTGGCGGACGCCACGATCGACTTGGTTATCGATGACTCAAGTGGCATCTCCCTTCCACGGCTTTCTACCCCTCTTCCAAGCTTGCTTCTGGCGTTCAGAGAGGAGCTTCCGAGTCTCCTCGCCGACTGGTCGTCCACGGTTGGCGTGCTTCATGGCCTCTGAAATGTTCTTGCGATGCTCATCGGTGAGCGTCCTGCCTGAGAGCGACTCGCTGATCTTGGCGTTCGTCTCCGGCGGGTGCGGCTTCCCGAGGCGACTCTGCCTGATCTTTTCCTTGGCCTCGTCGCTCATCGCGAATCCCCGGCCGCCCATGCCGCCCGTCTTCAGGTTGTAGGTGTCCTCCCGATCGCACCACTTCTCGTCGACAATCGCCGCCTCGATCAGGTAGGCCTCGTCGGCCGTCTCGCACTCAATGAGCGTCGTCCTCTCGAAGTTCGCGGGGCCGTACTTCTCCACGGCAGCACGAATCAGCGTGCCGCTCCCCAGGTACCCGTCCGCGCGAGTTCTGTCGGCCCGGCAGACTCCGACGTAAATTTTCCCGTTAGTCAGGTTTGTTGTTTGGTAGACCAGCCACTTCGGCATTCCTTTGCCCTTTCGACGGCCCCTCCGTCGAAGCAACGTCTGCATCCCTCGCAGACGCCGGTGATGTCCTCAGCCGCATTCAGCTC